CATTCATCAGGAAACGATTGACATCTATCTCCGCAATAACCATTTTTACATTGACATTTGTTATTAACACAAATACCGCCAGAAGGATCTTGTAGTGAATTACATTGTATATCAGTCATACATTGAACACCACCACTCTGTTGACCACCACCACTCTGTTGACCACCACCACTCTGTTGACCACCACCACTCTGTTGACCACCACCACTCTGTTGACCACCACCACTCTGTTGACCACCACTTGTTCCACAATATTCATCGCAGTTTTTGTTTTGTGCCGCAAATTTACAAGGATATCCACCTCCAGGAAAATCCAAGATATAACAGGGTTGTCTATCTGGAAATCCAGCTGTAATTTCGTTACACTTGTTACAAATTTCTTTAGCTTTTAAACAACCGCAACAGTCTTTGTTTTTGATTGAAGGACAGAATTGATCCCAAAGGTCATCTTCTGGCGCACTTAATGGTTGTAATGGTCGTATCGTTCTATTTTTTTCCATTTATTTATATTTTAAAAAATAAAAAAATTAAATCGATGGAACTCTTTTAAAAGAAAACAAAGCTGAGATTTGTTTCAAATTATTTGGTACATCTGGTTGATAATACTCAGGATAATCAGTTGAAAATACCTCTCCGTTTGGTAGATGTACAGAAAAATGAAAACTGTCTGTTGGCAACAATTTTATTCTTTGAACCATACCTCCACCATCGATTCTTACAAAAGGAGAATTCGTATCATTAGTTGTATCATTTACCAGAGCTCTAAATAACATTCTTCTGGAATTAGGATTGTTGGAAGTTATTGAATTTGGTCCTTGTCTTTCTGAATTGTTTAGTTGTGCAAGTTGTACATAAACATATGGATAATACACAGCTCTACTTCCACTACCAACATTTAGAACAATATTTGGTAAAATTAGATTTAATAATTGCACGTCATAACATACGGCCTCACGAAGAGAAACTATACTTCCTGAATAAACGAAAGGAAAAACATTATCTCTATTAAATAATAGTATTTCATATGTATCTCCAATCACAACCGGAATTGAAAATATTTTTTCTAAAGTCACTTGTTTAGTGGTTCCATTATAACTAACTATTCTATGAGATTCATCCGTTAAACCAAGTGGCAGAGTTTGAATTCTTAAAAAACTCCCAACATAAAAATTGTCTATAGAACTAGATGTAGCTGAAAGTGTAATAAACTTTTGATTTGCAGATACATTAACTACATTATTTACTTCTCGAGGTGGTTCTAATCGTAATGTTAGGATATCTGTTCTTAACCATGAGTTAGTATAACGGAATGTTTTATTTCTATCATTTGGAATAGTTGGTATATACACTATAGCAATACGAGTGTCTCCATCGTAGTAATCAATAGGTAACCATTCATTTCTAGTTTGATTATAAATATAATATTCTATATAATAATTGTTGGAAAGAATACCCCTAGGAATAAATACTCCAAAACGGTTTAGAGAAGGTCCCACAATTGGTAATTCTGTAGGATCACTCATTGTTATAGTATTACCATAGTTTATATTATTTGAAAAAATAAGTTCAACGGTGACTTTAAAATAATCGAAACCACCTATAGTTTGTATATATCTCCAAGTTAAAATTCTCGACCACTCGGTTGTTAGTGGAACGAGTGATGTAGTAACTATTAAAACGATTCCTTCGTAATAATTTAAAACTGTGGATGCAGTACCAGACAATATTTCAAGAATTAAATCTTCTCGACTCGTTGTAAATGGAAGATATGGTGGACTCGTTGGATTTGCTATAGTTCCCGTGATAGTTGGAAAAGGAACGAATATTTTTCTTGGTGCCATAAAAGAAACGGGATCCAAAGCTTGGATATTATTACGGGTACCTGTTTGTGATATTTCTATATCGAAATCCGCGGGGCTCGGAAATTGATTACGATTACGATACGTACTATTAATTTCAAAGTACTCGGTTGACATTTATAAGTCTGGGATACATTTTTAAGTAATTTGTTTATTCTCATGTAAGTAAACATGCATGAGTTACCAAGGGAAATCGGAATATCTGGTTTTTCAAAAAAAATATAATATTTTATTAATTAATTTGATTAGTAAGCAAAATCATCATACTCATATCCATCTTCTTCAAGATGGTCTGGATAATCACAGTTATCATCGTCTGAATCATCAATATCATGAAACTGATCCTCTTCTTCTTCTGGAAAATGAAAACTTGATAAAAATTCCTCTGAAACCTTTCCATTTCTTGAAAATCTATGAATAATATTTAGATGTTTTACTGGAAATCTAACTATTTTCCTTGATTCTAATTTGACATGAACAAAACCATTCTGAGGAAATTGAACGATTTTACCATATTGCATCACAAAGTTGTTTAAAATACTACATGGTAATTTTCTGACCTGCACTTCGACTAGTTGTCTTTCTTCAAATTTCTTTGTAATATAACTCTCCATAGTACTTGAAAACTTGGAGAAAGAACTGAAAAAATTTCAATTTAAAATTTTTTGATTATTTTTATTTTAAACTGATCTTGAACGTCTCGAATTGAAGAATTTAAAGATTGTTTATTCCATAATATATTTTTTGCCCACCATCCAGCAGTCGTTATACCATTTTTATTCCAATTTTCTCTGGATCTATGTCTATCCGTATATCTTTTCATTCTTTCATAATCTTTATGTTGAGTATAGTCACTGTATCCAGTGGCTCCAAAATACACTTTTTTTCCTTTATCTTCTTTTGAGTCCTTAATAATGACCGGAAATTTTTTTTCTGGTTTGTCAGATCTGTATAAATAACACGTTTTCATGATATTATTTATTTAAAACATGGATATATTTCATAAATGTTGAATTTTAAGAATCCACAGACAATTCATATAATTTCCGAAGTTGTTGTATTTATAATACTGATATTTTGGATTTCATCCAATAGAAAAAAGGTCAACTCACAACTTGAAAAACTACTTCTTCGTATCGAAGAACAAGAAGATAGGATCCATAAATTAGAATCTTTAGTAGCACAAACAGAACAGAATCAACTTCAACAAAGGAACGTCCTTATGCAACATCAAACATTTTTGTCTAATTTGGATCAAAAGAATCAAGTTCAGCAAAATACCAAAACTGATCAAAAGAATAAAGAAGTCGTATTATCATCAAAAAAAACATCGAGTAAGAAAAAACAAAGAGATCCGACACCTGTTAAACAGACAAAACAAGTTCAACCAACAAAAGAAGTTGTTCTTTCTCATACTTCTGAAATTGCTGATAGCGAAGGAGAAAGTATAACAGATATTGATGACGAGTTGGTAGATGAATTGAAAGACCTTGAGGTGCAAGAAAATGAAATACAAGAGATATCAACGGAGGACAACTTAAAAAAAAAATGATTCCAGTAAATGATAGATTTCGATTTATGGAGAGAACAATTCGATCTCTATTTAAAAACGATGTATTACAACTTGAAGTGTTTATGTTTTAAAAATAACTTTATGAGACATATCAATTGGAAAGATGAGTACAACTATTTTTTATTCTGTAAAATGATTTATGATACGACTTCAAAAAAAAATATAATATTTAATAAATAAATGTCTTATCGTCAACTAGGAAACTGTAACTCAGTAGATCATATTCCTCCACCAATTGAATATCCCGATTTTAATATTTTAAATATAAGTATTGAAGAAAAAGATTGTACTAATATTAGAAGTCCGAATGTATGGGGACAAGCATTTTGGTTTATAAACCATCTTGGTTCAGTATGTGCACCTAAAATTATACCATACGAAAAAAGAGAAAAGTACTGGAATTTCATCGACGGTTTACCAGAAATGCTTGCTTGTGGTAAATGTCAAAAGCATGCTAGAAACTTTGTTGAAAAACATAGACCTTATAAAGATATAATATGTTCGACTCGAGATAATTTGGTTCGTTTTTTCGTTGATTTTCACAACGATGTTAACAAGAGAAATGGAAAACCAATGCTAGATATTGAAAGTGTATATTCACTATTCTCTCGACCAGCAAAAATCCAATATTTTAGATATTCCTAATACCAATAAAATGGTACTAGGAGATTTATCAGGAAACAAAAAGAGTAATTGGTATATTTTTGGAAAATCCATACTTTTTGCATCTATGCAATTTGCAATCGGATCCGTCGAAATGTCAAGTAAATTTTCAGTTAAAAATTTTGCGAAAGATCAAGAAACTCTCGATAATGCAATATCAGCATTACGAGACTATATAATTATTGGAATTCTATGGACACTTGGAACGTCTTTTATCTTTTTTGCAAACTACGGTGTAAAAGGATTAATTTTAAATATCCTTGCGAATACTTCCATCATACTTTGGATTTGGATCAGTTACCAAAAAGCTTTCAAAGATGCAGCTAATAAGAACAACTTAAATACGCATAGTATTTTTACAAACAGTTGAAACAAATAGATTTTTTAATTTTTTTAAAACAAAAATTAAAATTGTAACGGATCAAATTCCAAATAAATGATTCGATGAATATCTTAAAATGACAGATATAAACAATTTGATACAGTTTTTAAAAGAACATGATTACACAGCGTTTGAATATTATTCTTTAGATGGATACTGCTTTTTAGTAAAAGTTATCCATAACACAGGATCCTTTTTTTCGGTAACTGTTTCAAAAAAATACAGGATATCCATACCATCTGAATTTAAAAACCATTATATTCTTGAAAAGGACGATCTTATTAATAGAGAAATAAGTTCCAAAAACTTGAATGAATGCTATCCCAACATAGAATTAAATACAACGGCATCCGATAATGTTGGAAATATGAATGATAAACTTGTCGGTAACTATAAACAACCTATAACTATTATAAGTAATCGATCATATCAGAGTATTGAACAGATAAATCGATTAAAACACTGTTTTAAGCTTTTAGAGTATAAACTTTTTATTCAGGATCAATTTTCAATCGTACTTCTGACAAAAGATAATACTGTAGTAATTTACAAAGTCGAAAACTATCCAAAAACAAAGAATAAAATATATTTTATAAATATAACATTGGAGCAGTTGTACTCAAAAATAACTATAATCCATAATGTGATTGATCAAGTTGAAGATGAGTTTAGGGATATTTTGGATGTGAACCAAACTAAGCACAATCAATACTTAAATACAAACTATGTTGAACATTTTATAAATAACAATGATAAGATATTGAAGAGTAAACAGATTATGGTGGGAACAAAAAAGGATATTTCTGTGATGTTACTAGATATTTGCAATACGGAAGATAAACTTTTAAAAGAGAGACAAAATATCAGTTATAAATCAAGTCATAATGTATTTCATGATGCAGAAATATCGGCACAAAAGGAAATAATCGATCAGAAAATATCCAAACTTCATGAACTAAAGTTAAACCTTCTTGATAAAGTCATTACAATAAATTTAAAAATTAGAGATATCTACTTGATCGTAGATCAGTTGGGATTTAATTTATCTTTATCTCTTAATGACCTACGAAGTGAGTTAAGTTCAATGTTAAGTACAGATAACTAAAAAAAACAAAAGAACATAAAGGAATAAGAGATATTGTTAAAATGATTATAGCTTCATTTGATATGGGAATAAAAAATTTTGCATTTTGTATCGAGGAGATCGATCGTGAACAGTTACCGAATAGAATAAATCGAAGTTTTCAAGAAGATGGATCTCCAACTGAAGAATATCAAACACAATTAGATCAAGTTTATAAAACAGGTAAAATTTTAGATGCAAAAAATATAGATCTGACTGCACTTTTAACAAAAAATCATTCAGATATGGATATATATAAAATACTAATACAAGTATTAGATTCATTTTCAAATTATTGGAATTCCACAGATATATTTCTTATAGAGCAACAAATGGCTTATGGAAATAATGCATCCAATATTAAAGCTCTTCGTTTATCCCAACATTGTATCTCGTATTTTTTGACAATTTATGGATCATTCAAATCCGTAGAAGAGTTTTCATCATGTCATAAAACGAGAATTTTGGGATGTCCGATAAAGGAGAGATCTAAATATAGATTACGAAAACATTTCTCTATTTCATTAACCCAATATATTTTGGAAATAAGAAAAGATCCTTATAAGCAAATACATGATATCCTTGAAAAAAAAGATGATATTGCAGACTGTCTTTTAATGATCCAAGCTTATAAAATTAAAAATATTAAATAACGATTAACCCTCTATTTTCAGTATTTCATCTGATTCCAACCACCGTAAAATGATGTTTCTATTTTTAAGCGACGCAACTTGAACTATCGTATGATACTCTGTCCATACCCTGTATGTCAAGTAGATAGCAATAGATACATCTAATGTATAATGAAGTCTTGTTGCAATAATACTTACAATACCAAATGCAGAGATAATAAAAGTTATGCGTTTAAGATACAAGCATATAGGATATGTAAAATATAAAGTTGGGTAACAGTATTGTTGAAAACTTAAAGACAACAATATAAGTAAACTGGCATGACCACTAAAAATCATGTCTCCACAAGTGATTTTCTTACCTCCACTTTTAAGAATGTTAAAAGCTCTAAAAAAAACATCCGGAAACATTTTGTTCATTTTATAGGCACCGTGAACCGGATCCGTAAATTGTGAATAACAAAGAGGACTAGCATCGGGTAATGATGTAACTAAAACTGTATATGAACGAAGTATGTATATGATCGATAGTATCATTGTTGACCTCCTAAATATTTGAAACTTTTTTGGATGGAAAAAAAATAAGAATAAAAAAAGATACAAGTTTAATTCGATAAAATAATTTGGCAATTCGAACCAATCAATGTAAGGTAGAATATCGTGTCCTATATCTGGTAAAGATATCGAATTTGTGAGGTTTCCATGTACATCTAAAATATGGATCCACGGAGTTCTATATCCAGCTATAGAAGATGAAAGAAGATTAAGATATACACTGCAAAATAATGTCGTTGTTGAAAAAAGAAGTCTAGATATATATTTCCAATTCAAGTATTTGTAGTCAAATCCAATAACATTAGAAAACTTCCACATTTGTTGGAGTACTTATAACATTTATACCGAAAATAAGAATTTATGTTTTATAATATTAGAAGTAATCGAAAAAGATACTTCAATATGACGAACAATATTATAGAGATCGTCTTGAAACGGTAATAACTTTGGAACGAAGACATCTTTACTTATTTTTAGTTTTAATTGTATGTGAAATTGAAGAGCTTTAAATTTTAAATATTTAAAGTTTCCAAAAGTCATCCATGAATATGTTACAGTCTTCAGTAAACGAAGTATTCGGCACCAAGAAAAATATTGATTACATTTCAAATATATGTCTAGATAGTATATGATACTTTTTACTTCTTTGTAAAGTGAGAAATCAGGAAATAAAGACAAGAAATGCAAATAGGAAAAAATTTTGAAAAGGGACATTTTATTAAATTTATATTATAATAAATGAACATAGATTTTTTGGAAGGTTATAAATCGAACTCGGCATCTCCTACAGATATTCTTCTAATACAACCAATGCACAATAAAATGATCTTGAAAATGTTCGTTATATCATACGAACTCTCGAGCAATCAAACGAAACAAAGAGAAACTCCATCTTATTCAAAAGACTTTCTTTTATTCGAAAGTGAAGTCTATGAATTGTTGAAAAATAAACTAATTGATCACCCGGTGTATCAAGTCCGAAATATAATACCTTTAATTGAAACTTTGGAATTTAAATTTGGAACATTTAGAGACAAGTTGTATAATGACTTTAGTAGACAATTAAATCCTCCGTTGACAAAAAATCAAGTTACGAATAACATAATAGAGAACACGAGTGTAATGTTGGGAGTTATCGCAAAGAAGAGGGAATCCATAAATAAAGTATCACAAGATACTCCACCTGTATACATAATTAATACGAGTATACCCGGAACCACTATCGATATACGGAGCGTAATTTACAGAGGTATCGTTACAGCAAAAATAGAACAGTTAACTTTCGGAAAATATTTGGAGCAAAATATAAATATATTTACAGCAGAAGAGGTTATGCGATACATGTTTGTGATACTGACAACTATAGCAGCTATTGCAAATGTTGGTATAAATCAAAATGATTTGCATTTGGGTAATATTTTAATGGATAAAACATTTGCAGGACTTGGGAGTAAAACAAAAGGTTATTTTATGTTCTTTCAAGAACATCTACTATGGATAAAAAATGAGTACACGCCATTTGTTTTTGATTTCGACAGGAGTGCTGTAAAAGGTACCGTGCTTTCAAAATTAAATAGTCTTTCTAAATATGGCAACTGTTCTAATTTTCATGAAAAAAGAGATTTAGTAAAGGTCTTATGTGGATTCATCAGATTTATAAGAGAATTATATAATGTAAACAAAAACCCCGAAATTTCCAAGCTATATACATATGCTGAAGATGCCTATAATCGATTATTTAAAAACAGCGAGTTGAAAAATTCTCTTCTTACTGGAACTATTAGTTGTTTTATGCAAGATCCTACTGGAAGTAGATCTATTATGTGTGACGAACAAGAGCTCAATAATAATATGGAAAGCTGGGAAAGAATATTATCATGGTGTGGAAAACGAGCAAATTTTTTAATGGTTAAATGGAGTTCGAGAAATACGGGTATTAATTTAACCAAATATATACAGATCATTGCAAATGCAAATATGGAAAGGGAAATTGCGGGTATTCCTGTAGATGAATATGTGAGGAGTAATTTTCAATGGGTTGGTAATTTTAATCCTGGGTTATATCAAGATGGATCCAGTCCAAATGATTGGGAAAGTATAAAGAACGAGATTATTTCCAATATGTCTATATGAATATTATAAAAACAAATTTACAAATGGTACATTTCATCGTTGACACAATTTATCTATAAATTGAAAATACTATATGTAATGAAGCAGTGACGTCTTAAACAATTCTTGTGAAATTTACCAAGACAATAATTAGTATAATCCATATCTGGTCTTTCTATCGGGTCAAAACATATGGGACAATCTGGTTTTTCTTCACGTCTTCTAGATGATGAAGAGATAACTCCTTTCTTCTCCTAGCTGAAGAGTAACGGTCTTCTGAAATTCTAGCAAAATCTTTTTTACATTTTTCTAAACGTTGATAACAATCATACATTTTACTGTGTAGTTGGTCACGTTGAGGATATCTCATTTATATTTTAAAAACAACTGAGATACCCCAAACTGACTTTGTTTGTAAAAGTTTCAATCTTGGTATTCAAAATATTTTTATAAATAAAGAATGAAAAAAAAGGGATTGGGATTTTATATAGTTGGATTATTTGTAATATTTTCTATTTTTTTTCTTATTTTAAGATTATTTAGAATCAAAACTTTATCATCAGAGTCATTTATTAATTATAATACTCCAAAACTTATACATTTGATATATATTCCTTGGGATCAGAAACAGAAACTTAAGGATGACTATATGGATTTTGATAAGACAGCTTATGAACAACTTAAGAAAGAAAATCCAGATTATGAAATTAAACTTTGGCTTCTTCCTGATATTAAAAACTTTGTGCGTGAATTTTATATAGATTATTATGATATTATATTTTCTGTACCTCGACCTGTTATGATAGTAGATATCTTGAGATTACTTATTATATATCATTACGGTGGAATTTACTGGCAATATGGGAGTCAGAGAAAATGTTCAATGGATAATTTTCTACCTTCAAAAAATAAAAAAGTTAAATTATTTGTGGAAAAGATAATTACAACCGAATTTGCAAATTCGATGAAAAATGAACCTATTCGTAATGGAGAACCAGAAGAACTTATTCGTGTTTGTAACCAGATATTTTCCGCAGAATCCAAAAATTCATATATTTTTGAGATTTTTAAAGTAGCCATAGAAAATTGTAAAAAATATCAAGTCATGAAAGATTATGATATTCTCTATATTACTGGAAATGCAATGATGAGTATGGTATATGATAAAATTGGAAAAAATAACACAGAGGTCGAATTAATAGAAAATACTCTAGATATAGTTCAATTGAGTTATAACGGTAGTTGGAGAATGGATTGATAAATTGAATCCCTAAAAAATTTAAAATTGAATCATAAATTATTATCATGTCTATTCCTTAAAGTAATTAATGCTATTATCTTATTATCAACCGAGTCATCTTAAAGCTTTGAAATATACAATAAAAATGAGTTCAGATCAGTTATGCTTTTTTAATTTCAATGCAAGTCAGTTAAGAGTGTTTGGAACATTTGAGAAGCCAATGTTCCTAGCAAAAGAAGTCGGTGAAATTTTGGGTATTAAAAATTACAGAGATTTTGTTTCAACTTTAGATGAGGATGAAAAAGGAGGTGTAGAAGTTTTGGACGCCGCCTCACATAGGCAGAAAATGACCTTGATTTCAGAAAGTGCTCTTTATAGGTTTATAATGAGGTCAAATAAACCAGATGCTGTTATATTTCAAAAGTGGGTATGTAAAGACGTTTTACCATCGATTCGTAATAAAGGGCTTTACTTGAGTAAGGAAAAAGAAGCTGAGCTTCTTCGTTTGTTGGAGGAATGCAAGGAAAAAGAGAGGAGATTGTACGAGGTTAACAAAGAGTTGCTAAGTTTCAAGAAAAGTAGAGAGCAAAATGAATATGTGTATATCATATCGAATAGATACTACGCTGAACAAGGCATTTATAAGATTGGAAGAACAAAGAACATGAAAAATAGACTAAGTAACCATAACACTTCACATGTTCATGGTGATAAACTGAAGGTGCTAGCTGAGTTTAAAGTGGGAAATAGTGTTCAAGTGGAACAGTGGATTCATCGAAAGTTGAAGAGTTTATTGGTACCTAATGAAAAAGAATATTTTTTGTGTCCGTATAATCTTTTGTATGATCTCGTAAATCTGGTCGTAAATCACGATCATGATCAATCCGAATTGGTTAATAGTATTATAGATACAGTATATCATCTAAAGCAGAATAACTTTTCCAGTATGGACTGGACAAATGGTTTGGATATGGATGTATTTAAGGATGAAATTAGACTGATCTCGGATGGAAAAGAGCTGGTAAAATTTGATGTATCTACAGCAACAAAAGAACAATTAGATCTTTTTATTAGTGGATGTATTGATTCCTATAACAAGACTATTAGTGAACCAGAACAAATAGCTGGTCAGATTGCATGGAAACTCCTTCAAGGGTTTATGATAAAGGAGTTGTGTATACCTAAATACAAGTTCAAAGCGACTGAGTGGAAAAATAGTGTAAAAAACTATGTAGAAGAAAATAGACTAAGTATTAAATGGAAATAAAACAACATTTCATACAGAAACATATGTTAATATGTTAAATTGATTTCAATATTTTATTAACAAGCTTGTTAATAAAAATGTTACAACGTAAATATAAAAATGAACTTCAAAGTGATAAATCCACTATAGAAAAGAGTATTAAGCGAACTATGGATACGATTGAAAGATTAAAAGATGATAAACATCCTTTTAATGCAGATATGATGATAAAGAGAAATGAAGAATCTTTGAAAAAACTTAAAAATCAACTTTCAGAAGTAGAAGAAAAACTGATCCGAATAAATGAAGATTCATTTGAAGATGAATTTAAGAAAGAAATTATGAATACGGAGATCACGATTAAAACCAAAACTGAAATAAGTGCGAAGAAAAAGAAGAATCAAGTAAAAAAACAGGAGAACAAAAGTTATGAAAAAGACAAATATGTTTCCGAATTTGAGATGGCTAGAGAGGAAAGGAGATATCTAAAAGATTGTGCATCAATACCAGATTACATGATTGAGAAGTTGAACGATATGCCAAATAATATGGGATACATCTGGAGAGATATATGGTGTTTAGGTTTTAAATCTGCTCAGAATGAAAATCAATTGACTCTGTTCGAGAAAAAAGAAGGTATACACTATGTACATTTTTATGATAAAAAGAAATCAATGTATTACTTGTACGAAAAAGATAGTATGGGTAAAAAAAACCTGATAAAATGTAGATCTTTAAATAATTTATCATAGAGATAAATAAACATTTTTGATATATTTTTCAATATCTGAGTATTTTTTTAGTTCGTTTATAACTTTTATATTTTCTGATTTCAAGTAGAAATGGGCATTTTTTTCTTGTTGATGATCAATAACATAAATACTTGTTTTAGTCGAAAATGGTTTAACTTCTTGAATTGGGAAGTTAATGTCTATAACATTAAAGAAATCGTGAATACTTTTTAATCTTATTATTTGATTTTGTTTATCTTTTTCATGATATCTTTTTTCAAGTATATCATAAAATAATCCTTCTATGCATTGTACCATTAGTAACAGACTACATATAAGTTGATTATAATCGATTAATGGGTTGTGATATTTTATGATGGAAGAATATTCTTGCAGAAAGAGTTTTTTGATTTCTATAACTGCCCATTTAGATTCCTGTCCTCCTTTAAGATAAAAATGTCTGTATGATTTTACATGTTTGACCAAGATTTTTAGGACATAATTCAATAAAGTTTTACTTGCGATTCTCTCTTCGAATTTTATAAACTCTTGTACAAAACTTTTCACTGCTGTTTCCAAGTCGTCGTATGGTAGTTTAGATAGAGGTAACTCGATAAGAGTTTGTATCGTATCGAACCAAATATTATCGGACGATAGTAATGTTGATGTTTTAACGTATTCTCCTATCATGTCATGAACAATTTTTACCGGATCGCTTTGTTTCGAGTTATCCCAACCAGAATCCCACTGTACATTCATACCAACGAAAATATTGCGAACGATGTTATGCATTTTTTTGTGGAGTTTTTTCCTTTCGGTTCTATGTAAGTCATCTACAAGACTTATCAAAAATAACTTGATATCCGCAAATGGATCAAAACGACTACTCGTAAAACCGACTTTGGTATGTACGAGAGTACAGGTTAATGAGTTATCATCTACATTACCACAATAAGAGAAACCAAAATCAATTATATTTGCGATATTTCCAAAAGTAGGTAGTAAAAAAGTTTTATTTTCAAACAAATACAGAGTATATGTATTTGGATTGCAATTCCGAATTAGTATATTCTGACTGTGTAGATCATAATGTGTAAAATTAAATTTTTGACCCATAGCTATCGAAATAATAACTTGTTTTATAACAGTAATGATTTGATCATCTCTTATCTTATCATCATTTAAGAGATCACACAAATTTATTTTCGTTGGAATATACTGCATTAACAACATATACCGTTGTAAACACTTGTGATGTTTTTTGGGTTGTAAAGGATGAGAAATATAGTGAACATTACTTTCGAAAGGTATTAAACCGTAACACTTGTGGAAGTGTGGTGAATAAGAAGCGATCGTATCTAAAGCTCTCAAAATTTTATATTCATGATCAATAAGATTATCATCAGATTTAGATATTTTATAAACACATGATACTTTTTGGTTTACTTTTGAACTTAAAATACCTGTAAAACCTTGTTTACCAGGTGTAAAATCTTGTGAGGATTTTAAATCAATATCTAACCATTCTGACCAAGGAGTATCTTTATTTTCTTCGAATAGTTTTTTAAAGTTTCTATGACTTAATTCAAACAATGACTGACTCATTTAAAACTTGGTTTTTTAATATTAAATTGAACTTTAAATAGTATTTATAGAGAATTAAACAAAAATGGAATTTGAAGATCACCTTATATCTACTCAAACATTGATAATATCGACAAACATAATTATCAACTGTAAAGCTTTGTATGAAACAACTAATTGGAACGAAATAAAACGACCCCAAAATGGTAAATACAGAATGGTGGTACAAGAGGAAGACAAACATCTACCAAATGGTTCATTGGTATTTTTACAAGAAGGTACTTCATACAAAGGTGTTATTTTTAAGAAACCATCAAAGAAATATTTTTTAAATAGTGTTACGATGATTATGAAAGTTGAAAACAAGTATATAAATATAAAAGTATCTAACAAAGGAAAATTGCAAATTACTGGATGTAGTAAAGATGAATATGCTTTTATAATATTGAATGGTTTTTGGTCTCTTATAAGAGAAAATAAAGAACTATGGTCGTTTCAAAACAAAGAGGATAAATATTTAGAAGCCATTATCATACCAGTAATGTGTAATATCAATTTTTCGGTTGATTTTCAAATCAACAGAGAGGCGTTAGATTCTATCATAAAAACAGAGACGGAATTCCGATCGATTCTCGAACCGAGTGATGGTTATGTAGGTGTAAATATTAAAATTTGCACGGAAGAGGAACCTCTGAATAAGGTAATGATAGATAGGTATATATTTATGAATGATACTTTTGTTAAAAGTGAAATAAATTATATGAGTTATATTTCAACTTTGCCACAAAAAGAACAGAAAAAGAAACTATCTAAATGCCTAGTTAATACGTTTCTTGTTTTTTATTCTGGTAAAGTGATAATGTCTGGAGGTATTTCTAAAATTAACAGGAAAAAGGCGTACGATATTTTTATGGAACTTATTTGCAAACACAAAAAGTTGATTTTATTAACAGAATGAATGAATAATTAATAATTTAATTTTACACGGAACTTTAATAAAAATGGATTATGAAAATTTTCTTCCGAACTATCCCGATTATAACGATTCCTTTTTTCAACAAAAACTTTTTAATAAGAAAGAATTTTTCGATTATAAACTTCATAAAAAAGTTGAGGAAATAAAAGAAGGTGAAGCTTTGTATAGTCAACTTATCGTTTCACGATTAATGAGTCAGTTTACATTATATGATGAATTATTATTATATCATGCAGTTGGTTCAGGAAAAACAGGTGTAGCTTTTGGTATAACGGAAAACTTGTATAACTCTGGGAAATTTTTTAGGGCGTACATTTTTGCAAAAGGAGAGGATCTTTTGAGACAGCAAAAAAGACAGTTGGTGTATATGTATTCTAAAAGATATAAGGATAAAGTTAACAAAGAGGAGATAAAACAAGAGAACGAGGAAAGAGTGTTGAATAGACTAGTCTCAGATTTTTATGCATTTAGAACTATAGAAACATTTGCAAAGGAAATAGAAAATGCACCTGACGAATACATAATGAAAGAATATTCAAATTGTATTTTTGTAATAGATGAAATACATAATATAGTTGAACAAAGTGAAGAAGAAACCAAGTTTTATAAACAGTTTTTTCGACTTTTCCATTTAGTTCAAAATCGTAAAATTCTGTTAATGTCAGGAACTCCGATGAGAAATGAAGTTCAAGAAATAGCTGAACTGATGAATTTAATCTTACCCTTAGATAGTCAGATGCTCATTAAAGAGGAATTTGTTCAGAGATATATCTCGAACGAAAACTTGAGAAATGAAAAGGAACTAAAAACGTTTTTTCGAGGAAGGATATCATACTTAAGGGAATCGGTGGAAAATATAGATACGAAATATATGGGGGTATCAGTATCAGAACCGAAAATTGATCAGTTCAAAGTGTATATGACAAATATGGATAGTTTCCAAAGTAAAACTTATGAAAAAGTTTATATGGAAGAAACTAGTGGACGAAATGTTTCATTTTTTGCAAACTCAAGACAGTCTTCACTGTTTGTATTCCCCAATGGAACTTTTGGAAACGAAGGTTTGTCAATGTTTACAAATAAAAAAGGTAATTTAGTGCCGAATTTTATAGAACAGGTAAATACCATAGACAAACTTAACCGGTTTTCGAGCAAGTATGCATCTATAATAAAAGACATCTTGAATAACAGAAACAAAAAAGTATATATATATTGTTCAGTAGTAAATGGATCTGGTTGTAACTTATTTGCAAAAATATTGGAACTATATGGATTTGAACAAGTAAAAAGTGCGAACGTACCTCTAAAGGCGAAACGATATATTTTACTCACTTCAGAAACCCAAAACATCCAAAAAAATCTCTCGGTGTATAATGCAAAAAGAAATAAATACGGAGAGTACTGTCAAGTCGTTATAGGCAGCAGGAAAATATCGGAAGGTTTTAATTTTAAAGATGTCCAAATTATCCATGTAGCAACATTACATTGGAATTATACTGAAACCCAACAAGCAATAGCTAGAGGTATCAGATTACGATCACATAATAATCTTATAGAGGATGGTGTTATACCACAAATAAAAATATATCAACATGTATCTATACCCAAGGATCGAAAAGTCGATAGTATTGATCTGCACATGTTACATGTCTCCCGAGGAAAGGATATATTAATGAAAAAAATGGAAAGAATTATAGAAGAAAGCGCAATAGATTGTCCATTATTTTATGAAAGAAATGTGAGAGAAACTGGTGAAGGATCGAGAGATTGCAATTATCAACAGTGTGAATATAAATGTGATACTTCCAGTCTTATTCCTCCACTCGAACTTGATCTCAGTACATATAACTTATATTACCAAAATGAGGAAAATATACTCAACTTTTTAAGAGAAATATTTAAAATCGAGTTTTCTATACATTTGGATTCTATACAAGACAAAGTCCAAGTTGATAGATTTGAACTGGTAAAAACATTGAATACTCTTATTCTGAGTAATACACCAATTATTAATAAATATGATGTTGAATGTTTCCTAAGAGAACATAATAATAGATATTATTTAGTAGATAATATAATTTTTCCGGGAAATCACTTGGAATTGGGATTATATACGGAACAACCGTTTTTTGTTCAGAAAAAATCATTAAAAGAGATTGTCAAAGAAAAATCCTTTTCAGTTACCATAAATATCATAAATAGAATTCGTGATTCCAAAAGCAGAGAAGAAGTAAAAAAAGAACTTGATCATTTAATTATAGATCATCAGGAGTTATTTCTCGAAAAAGCATTGAGTCTGAATTTGGCAAAAAAAGAAAATAAATTGTCTACATGGATTATAGATATATACAAAGATCATATAAAATATAATAATATTGGAGAATACTTAGTTGTATCTACATTACTAAAACCCAAAATGAGATGTTTAAATAAGAGTAATAAGTGGATCGACTGTTTAAATCCAGTTATATTGGAAAATAAAGAAGATATCGAAGTATTCGAAACGAATAAGTATGGTTATATAGGTATTATAGATGGTGATAATTTTTGCATTAAAGATCTAAGGAATCCAGAAGAAGAAACCGAAAAAACAAAAACCGATAAGAGACAGAAAAAAACCGGTGCGAAGTGTTTAGAAGCTGGATGGAATAAAGATAAACTCGCACTTCTGTGTATCCATCTTGAAATTCCAATCAGTGATCCTGAAAATATACCTACAAATGCAAGAGAGAAGATTATGAAAAAAGCAAGTCTTATTAAGATTTTGGAAACTACTTGGTACGGTTTAAGTAATGATGATATATCCAAAGCATTGTATTGGTATGAACAAACAAAACAAGATACATGTCGTATAATAAAAGAGTGGTTCAATGAAAAAGGTTTATTAATAAAGGGACCATGTGGAAAAACGGGTAAAATCAAAAATTAAATTGAAATTTTTTGAATTATTTTAGATCACTTTCAACCGTTCAGAATAGTACAAGTGAAATGGAAAAGTTTATCCAAGAAATCGTCAACACACCCATGATTGTTGTAGAAAACGACCCTACTCCTAATAATTCAATCGAATTCCCAAAATTGAGAAGAACCCATACAATTTGTTGTGCTTATTGCGATAATAGGTGGAAAGCCGTAGATTATGGAAATATCAGATCTGGTGTTTGCTGGACTTGTAAACAAGATATCAAGAATGTTGCTGTAAAGAAGATAAAGAACTTACGTAAGACAAGTGAGATGGAAAAGTTTATCCAAGAAATCGTCAACACACCCATGATTGTTGTAGAAAACGACCCTACTCCTAATAATTCAATCGAATTCCCAAAATTGAGAAGAACCCATACAATTTGTTGTGCTTATTGCGATAATAGGTGGGGAGCCGTAGATTATGGAAATAACAGATCTGGTGTTTGCTGGACTTGTAAACAAGATATCAAGAATGCTGCTGTAAAGAAGATGGATAATTTACGTAAGTAATCAACAAATGAGCCAAAAAAAAACATAAAACAAAAAAAAAGAGAAAAAACAAAAAAACTTTAAACCAGCCACGTAAGAGTGAGAGTTCAAAGCCTCTAGAAATTGGCGATGAGAGTTTTACTGTAATAGTAATAATTTTGGGATCAAGTAATTTTAATTTTTGTTTATGAAAATTAAAATACCGAGAATAGGTTTCGATCCTATGACTTTTGAGTTATGAGCCCAACGCGCTTCCTCTGCGCCATCTCGATCTACTCCTAGTGAGGGTTGAACTCACAATCTTCGGCTCATAAGACCGACGCCTTAACCATTTGGCCATAGGAGTTTTATTATATTTGTTATTCTTTTAAATAACTTTTACGGATTTTATAGAATATATTTTTTTATATGAGGTATCAATTTTTTCAAATGACTATTGAAATGCACAGTTTCTAGGGTGCTGTAGGATTCGAGACATTGAATACATATCCAATTTATACCAGTTATTTCCTGTTTATCTAAAATGTTATTTATATTATAATCGATATTATCTCCATCTACAAAAAAATAAGTAACTTCTCCATTATATAATTTTATCTCTTTTTTAAACTCGTTGCTATTTAATTTTATTCCAGTTTCCTCAAAAGTTTCTCGAATTGCACATTCGGTTATCGTTTCATTTTCTTCTAAATGACCCTTTGGTAAACCCCAGAATTTTCCATACGATTGTATCAGTAGAACCTTATTATTTTTTAAGATAATACAACCGGCTCTGATTTTTTTTTCACTTGAAATTTTATTGTCATCCCATTTATTTGGAGAAATTTGTTTCTGTGGAGTACTCGTATTTAAAATACAACAATTGAAAGTATTTATACTCATGGTTGAATTATACTTGAAAGTTTCTATATAGAACTTGTTTTTTTAAGTAGTTACATTGTGGAGATCAAAGACAGTTATATATGCAACATTTTTTATTTGTACTATCATCAATTACGTCATACATATCACCAAGATTTTTATAATTTTCAACTGCAATCCGTTGGTCTTCATAAATATCACCCTGAAATCCTGAAGCATCTAAAGTAGTGTATTCCATATATTGTGGTCTCTGCATATTTTCAACATTTATTCTATCTAACGCTGAGTTACATCCTTCTCTTTTTGTGTAAAATGAGTTTTCGCAAACGACTCTTCCAGAAAGATCCCTGTGATTCCAAACAGGGCACATCATCAGATTAGAATTTTCAAAACGATCCGATTGTATTCGTGAAGCCCATCCAGTATTAACTTTACATGTCCTAAGTGAAGCTTCTAAACTTATATTTGACATCTTATTTATTTTGGATCGGAGGAATTTTGAAATTTAAGAAAATTGTTGGGATTTTTTCGATTATATTTTTAGAGTAATCGAAAAATAATGAGCCAAAAAAATGTTTTTACAAAACAGGGAAACCAAGAGCACCACCAGAAACTCTGATAATATTGTTATTAACAGCAACAACCACAAACTGATAAGTCTGGGGGTAATTTCCACCAGGGAATAAATTATTGGCAGTTCCTTGAGAAGTTGCGATTGCTTCGGGTGTTGCTTGGGGTACAATACTAACATTGGTAAGTTTTCCATAGTTAGTAGAACCCATTGGATCCAGAGCAACAAAATCCAAAGAATATGAATACATATGATAACCCGTAACAGTTGGGATAACAGCACTAGGTTGATACCAAGGTTGCACAAGACTGAAATAATCAGAACCCATAGCCTGTAATCTTGCTGTATTTTCGTAAATAAGACTAGTACTTAATATAGGATCGGTAGCAGCGGGGAAAGGAGGTGCAAAGTCAACGAAGAATGGATGGGGTACAGGTGATGTGTTAACGTAGTTTGACCATTCTGCAGGATTGGTGGTATTTCGAACAGCAAAGAATAGAACCTTGATAGCATGAGCAAATCTGATATCATAATTAGGATTGCTATTTTGGGATGGATTAAAAGTTTGAATAGGTGCAGTTTGAACTTGTTCGATAAGAATATCTCTAGGAGCACAACCCATTCTTTTTCTTTCATCGTTAGAAACAATAGCATAGTTAGCCCAAACATAGACATTGCTAAGATGAGGAACTCCATTCACTAAATCACTTTGATTAGCAGGAACACTTGCTTGCACACCAGGTAAAGCAGCGGTATTGTCGAGGATAAGTAGTTCATTCCAATTTCTAAACCAGAACTGAACTCTCATTTCATTATATGGTAAAGCTGCAGTAGGTAAAGAAACACCGCTATCTCTGGTAAAAAAGAATGGAAGAGGAAGATTCAAAGTAACTCTTCTCAAAGTACCAGTAAGATTAGTCGAAACCAATTCGGGAATATTACCAATCATAAAATCATAACCAATTTGCTTTCCAGCTGGAACAGTAAAAGCTGCCCAGAAGTCGAGGAAAAAATTATCGAATTGAGTCGCAGAGAGATCGTTAAAAGTAATAGAAGTTTGTCTAATCAAGTTGTGCATTAAGTTTCTAGTCCATCTTAACTGACCATTGACACCAAATTGGTTGTTTTGACTAAGTTGAACTTCGGGAAGTTCGACTCTCAACCATAATTGTAAAAGATAATCACCAGCTCGACTAATATTAGCAGACCATTCCTGACCAAAGTCAGCAGTACCACTTCCTCTACTTAAGACCGTTGGAACTTGGGTGAACCATGTTGCCTTTCTTGTTTCCCTGACGAAGTAAGTAATTGCGGTCTTTCTTCCGTACATATATTTTTCGAGTTCATCAAAAGTGGCTAGATCAATAAATCCAGATGTTAAATTAGACGAGACAATTCCTGACATGTTTGTTTATTTATCGCAATATTTTTTCCCAATTTTTTAAAAAAATTGAATATTTTTGTTTTGATGTAAATTAGTTAATAACACACAAATTCTTAAATAAGTATGTATCCATCAGCACTAATCAAAATGTGGTATGATGAGAATGGTATTAATTCTCATCATATTGAATCATTTAATAATTTTGTCTCTCATGATATTCGGGATATTATTCGATCAACACCTATCGATTTTACGACGTCCAAAGGTGTGCAAATACGGATTAAATTAGATAATGTATTTGTTCCTAAACCATATATATATGATGAATATAGAAAAAAAATATCGATTACACCGTATAATTGTATGAGTACAGGTAGTACATATAGTTCACCAGTTTTTGTAAGTGTTTATGAATCTAAAAATGGAACTGCAAACATAATTGATCGTTTATGTTTATTTAATCTCCCGATCATGTTGCGATCAAGTTTCTGTCATTTAGAAAAGCACAAAAAAGGAGAAACAGAATGTATGAAAGATCCTGGGGGTTACTTTATTATAAATGGTATTGATAGAGTTTTGGTTACACAACAACGTAATATTTATAATATGGTTCAAGTATTCAAAGAACAAAATACGACTAAGTTTAAATATAAAGCAGAAATAAGATCTATGTCTGAAGATACAAATCATTCAGTCCTGATTGAAAGTTATATATCTAATGATGGAAATAGTATTTCTATATCGTTACCATATATTAAATCTTTAATTCCTTTAAGTATTATTATGAAAGCTTTGAATATTGATCTGAAATATTGTGAAGATAAAATCATTTCTTTTTTTGGAGATAGTACTCATAAAAATAACGTTTCTTGTTGTGTGAAAAAAATGTTTAGAGAAACAGATTATCTAAAAACGCAAGATGAAGCTCTAGAATTTATCGGTAAGCAAGGAACAAAAATAGATCAGAAAACGGATATAAAAAAATATGCTCAGCAGATTTTAGATATTGAACTGTTTCCTCATTTAGGTGTTTTTGCACCGAATACAAGTAAAATCGATGTTCTTTGTTATATAGCTTATAGATTAATAGCTGTGTTCAATGGAACATTATCCATACATGATAAAGATAATCTTGCATATAAGAGATTTGAAAGTTCGGGAATTTTACTTTTTGAACTGTTTAAAAGTTTATATAGAAGTGCTGTTCAAGACATAGAATCCGAATATGAAAAAGGAATGAATATCGTGGATATATTTAATAAGGTAGATGTTAACATTTCTAAAAACATTAAATATTGCTTTTCAACTGGAAAGTGGGGAGTACAAAGGAATTCATACATTCGTCAAGGTGTAAGTCAAGTATTAAGTCGTCTATCTTATATATCTACATTGTCACATTTGCAGAGGATAGTAATACCTGTTGGTAAGGAGGGAAAAAATTTCAAGATCAGACAAATAAATCCTTCTGCATTTGGGTATATCTGTTTATTTGAAACACCAGAAGGACAGTCGTGTGGAATTGTATTAAATATGACTATAACTGCAAAAATAAGTTCTTCGCATTGTTTTACGACAGTCAGAAAGATTTTAACAGATATCATTGATTCTGGTTCAAATATAAATACTGATGAATTAAAAAAAACACCAGTATTCTTAAATGGAATTATAATTTTGTATGTAGTAAATCCAATTGAAGTTGTAAAAACCCTCAGAATTTTTCGTCAAAAAGGTGACTTACCATATGATTTGTCCATAGCTCATGATATTTTTGAGAATGAAATTAGAATATTCTCAGATAAGGGAAGACTTATAAGACCTTATATAAAAAATAACGATTATCAACATTGGATTCACACTATTTCGAGTTTTTCTGACGCAGTTAACAAAGGATTCGTAGAATGGTTGGATGCTAATGAAGTACAACAACTCGTTGTTGGTATGTATTTAAATGAAAAAGGAGATGTATGGGAAATACACCCATCATTACTTCTGGGTGTATGTGCAGGTGCTATTCCATTTTTGGATCATAATCAAAGTCCAAGAAATGTTTATGAATCGAGTATGATGAAACAGTCTATTGGAATGTTTTCCACCAATTATAATTATAGATTTGATTCTGTTTATCATACATTGGATTACCCACAAAGAGCTTTAGTTTCAACAGAAACAGCAAGACTAGTTGGAATGCATGAGATGCCTGCAGGTATAAACTGTGTTGTGGCTATTTGTACTTATGGTGGATGGAATGCAGAGGATAGTATAATTATCAATAGATCTGCGATTGAAAGGGGATTATTTTCTTCAAATACTTATCATACATATACTTTTGAAGACAAAACATACAAAAATTCGAATCACAAAAAAATATGTGTTCCTCCAAAAGACATAAGAAAAAATGAATTGAATTATTATCATCTTGATAACAAAGGAGTAGTAAAAAAAGGATCCTATATTAAAAGAAATGATGTTATCATCGGTCAAATTCAAATAAATACAGAATATAAAGACGGTCAAAGTATGGAAGTGATGACTGATTGTTCTGAAACATCGGAACATGATGGTATTATAGAAAGAGTCGAAAAATTTGCAACTCCAAATGGAAATATTATCATCCGAGTCGTCATAAGACAGATACGAATACCAGAAATAGGTGATAAATTTGCAAATATGGCTGCACAAAAAGGAACCTGTGCATTAGTCCTAACGCAGGAAGATATGCCTTTTACTCAAGAAGGTATAGTTCCAGATATTATTATGAACGCACATGCTTTACCATCAAGAATGACTATTTCGATGGTCTTAGAAATGGTACTTGGTAAAAAGTGTACATTAGAAGGAGATCTGGGAGATGCGACACCTTTTTTGCAAACAAATATGAACATTGAAAAAAAACTGGAAGATGCCCTAAGGAAACATGGTTATAATTCAATGGGGTGGGAGGTGATGTACAATGGATATAGTGGAGTTCCTTTTAAAAGCAAAATATTTATTGGTTTTAGTTATTATCAAAAACTGAAACACATGGTTGTAGAAAAAATACATGCGAGAAGTTATGGTAATGTAACATCACTAACCAGACAACCTTTGGCAGGTAGATCAAAAGATGGTGGTCTCAGGTTAGGTGAAATGGAAAGAGATGCTCTTCTTTCACATGGATCGGTACAGTTTCTTCGTGAACGACTGTTTGATATGTCGGATCCTTTTAGTGTTTTGATATGTAATGAATGCGGTGTCATATCAAACTATCGAGATGAATGTCATATATGTATGAATAATGAACTCATTCAAACAAGTATTCCCTATGCTGCAAAACTGGTGTTTCAAATGTTAAATGGCTGTTTAGTAAAAACAGGATTTCATTCGTCGATTAATTAATAAAATTTTTAAAACAGTGAACACGTTTTTCATTTGTTTCATTGTACATATGTAAAATCAACGAAGAATTTGGTACACAAGTAGTTCCACAATGAACTATGGAACTGGGAAAAACAGTGAGATATTGTTTGTAATGATTCCATACAATACTATTCATTACTCCTTGTTCGTAACAACTTAGAGCCCATATACCATTTAGATCATTTTTTTCATTTATACATGAACTTTCAAATTCCGAAGTTTTTGATTGAGCAGTGATTGTTTCTATAATTTCTCTACCTAATTTACTATTTTTAATAACAGCGACTCCCGCATTTAAAGTTCGATATTTCGTCTTTCCATCAAGAGGTAATATAATATCACTGCTATAACAACTTAGAATATCACCCAAGTCAACCGTAAAATCGGTAAATATAGTGTCACTATCTAACCATATGACATAGTCGTACTCTCCACTCCGTAATACATTCTCAAGTAGATGAAATTTGCACCAATAAACGTTATGCTTATGACCTTCTAGAGTGCAAGATTTATATCTTTTGTAAACATAAACTCTGTTTAATTTTGGATTTGTTTGGGATTCTACATATCGAAGAATATTCTTGTTATGTAGATCTATAAATTCCTTATCCCTTGTTTCTAATGTTATAAAACATATTTTTAGAGGAATTCGTTGCAACAAAGTCATTTTGTTGGCGTCTACATAGTTTTCCCAACGACTCGTATTTGAGTAAAATTTTATCATTTTTAGATCATTAAAATATCGGCGAAAAACATGTTTATATTGAAAATAAACCACGATTATTAAAACAATTATAATAGTGAGTGTTAGTAGCATATTTATTATAATTAAATATAATCACAGCTCACAGCTATATTATTGACAATTCGAAATGGTTTGCCACAGCCCCATATTAAATTGTGTTCCTTTAATCTATCACATTCCTCTTTCGAACTATGAGGAGGTATTGGTTCCATGTTTGTTTTGTATACAGCATGTCGAAAAATAGCACAGTTTATTTGTTCTATAAATACTGGTTCTTTGCAGTGAGGACAGGTAATAATTAACATATTTTTGTTTATTATTACTTTCAAATTCTTTAGTCGAAATCGGAAAGTCTTACAGTTATTCTTTTTTGACTTCTTGCATTCTTCCAAGCCCTTTGAATTACTGGTAGTAATTCTTCAACATCAGATAATTTTTCTGCTGTATCGTATAAATATTTTTTAGCATTACTGCTCAAATATGAATCTGGATGATAAGACCTATAAAAATTATAAATAGCATTCATCGAAATCCTCTTCGGTTTTGCGACCTTTGGTGTTCTGGGTCCTATTCTTCTTTTTCGTGCAACATAATTTTCTTTTCTACATCCAATTTTAGGATACCATTCACAAGGGCTTCGACATAATGACTTTTTCTTCTTGGAACAGGAAATCTGGGGTTTTCGCGGTTTTCTTTTTTCAGAAGCTTCTTCAGCAAATCTTTGCTGCAGAACATTTCGAAGTAAAATTTCACCCAATTCTGGGGATCTTGATCTTGTGTAACTACTCATTTATTGATAGTTGGATTTATATTTTTTTTTCTCAATCCATATAGTAAATAAAATTATGCAAAATATTATAAAGGAGATTTTTTTATTCCTAAATCATTTGAAGTTGTATCATTGGAACACAAAAAATTATGCTCGACATATCGCGAGTGACAATTGTTTTACGGTCACACAAAAATTGTCAGATGAATTTGTTGAAGTCTACATAGGAAAATATGGAAGAGAAAAAATAATCAATACAAAAATACAATCTGTCCAAGTCAAACTATTATCAGATAACTCTGTTGAAGATCTTGTGAAAAATTTTATATCTTTTCTTTTAAGTTTAAAACTCAGTTCAAGTAAAGACACAGACCTTGTTAATATTAGAGATGAACTTATTTCGAATTTAAATCAAACTTTGTATCTTTTTACTTTGGAATAATTAAAACTCTTTAGTTTTTAAAAACAAAGTGCATGTTATTGTTGCAAATAGCATGATAAAAGATAGTATTAACAAAATATTAGTTATCGTACTATTAGAACGAACACATTTATTGTTTTTGATTATTCCTTTGTAACAATTCGAATCGATTTGAACACCGCATTCTTCTCCTTCTTTTTTATTATAATTGAAAGAACAATTCATGTCATCAACTTTTTCTCTATTCAACATAATTCTCCCAGCAATAAATA